AAAGATCCATGATGTCTTTGGATTCCCTGTCGCGATTTTCTTTGCTTCTGGCTATACGCAGAGTGAACTGTCTGAAATTGCCCGTGTGGCTGACAGTGGTGTTTCCGTGTTTGCAATGTCAGGTGATGATTCTTTCGTCGCTTGGGGTGGAATACTTGAAGGATTTGGTGGCGAGGCCGACCAATCTAAGTTTGACCACACCCAGGATGATGGACCGATGAAACACTTCATGCGCCCCGTCTTGGAGGCTTTCGGCTTGCCGGAACAATTCATTACTCAGGCGTATCAGGCATGTTCGTCAGGTTATACACTGAGGCGTAAACGCCTCTTCTGTCGCGGTTCCGCAGGGACCCAAATGCCGACAGGTGTGACGACCACGACGACTTTCAATTCGCTTTCTACTCTCTCCATGTTTGTTTGGTATCTTGCAAACATTGAACGCCTCTCCGGACTGGTTGAGGCTGGTCTGGAGTTGGGGTTTGAAGTGAAATATTTTCCAAGGGACAGCGTCCAAACGTCTACTTTCTTGAAAGGTTGGTGGCAAAAAACTGCGACTGGTTTGCAGTGGTTTCCACTACCCTCCGCCGTTCTAAAAATCGGTAAACTTTTGAATGACCCCGTGAAAATTACGAGCGTCACTAGAAGAGGAAAGAAATATCATTACGATGAACGCACCGCCGTGAGAATGTGTGCTCTGGCTCTTGCCAATTCTTACGGAGAAGTCCCCCGTAGTTACCCAATCTTAGGAGAATTTCTTTACACAATGAAGAGATTGGGTCTACCATCTACCAAGACACTCGCGTCTCTCCAAGAATCCTGGAAACCCAGAATGTCCACGACGGACATTTTTAGATTCGACGTTTTAGATTCAATTCAAGACAGATACAACATTTCACCGAAGGAAGTGTTTGAAGTAGAAGAATTATTGAAATCCATTAAGAGTTTGCCAGCTTATATCGAACATCCGGTGTTTGATAAGCTGTGCGAAGTGGACTATTGACTATATGGTCCACTTACAGGCAACAGGGTTAACACCCAGGGAAATTTGCGCTCCCTCCTGTGTCAGCAATTTGGGGATGTAATAAAATTTTGTGAACTACCAAGCAAAACAAGTTACATGTCTACTCAGAACAAGAAAAACAATCAAGCTAAGAAAGCCAAGGC